GAGGACCCGGTCATCAAGGCCGGACGACGCCAGTCGCAAGAGGAATACCGGGTCACCGTGACGATATGGGCGTTCCGTCCCGACCTGTCTGCGGACGGTGCCCGCGAGTGTGCTGGCACGGCTCACGACCTGTACGACGTGCTGTACGACGTGCTGGTCGACAACGTCAAGCTTGGCCTGTCGTCGATCCTGTGGGCTCGCCCGGATGGCTTCGAGCGGCGTCTGTACCCGTTCAACAAGGGGTGGGCGTGCGACTTCCGGTTCTTCGTCAACATGAACGCGAGGCTGACATGAAGATCAGGAACAAGGGCCCACGTGGCCGGTCCATCGCCGTCGTCGGCTACCCGTCCCTCCATGTCGAGGCCGGGGAGACCGTCGAGGTGGACGACAAGCTCGGCGAGTCGCTGCTCAAACAGACCAGACGTTGGGAACGGCCCAAATCCACCAAGACCGATAGAGGAGACTGACCATGCCTGGAGGCGCTGACGGACAGATCGGGTGGGCGGGCGAGACCACGCCAGGTACGGCGGTGACGGTCGACACGTTCCTGCCCATCCGGTCGGAGAACATCAAACAGGCCATCGAGTATCTGGACACCCAGACCATCTCGGCCCGCAAGGTGCTGCGGCTGACCAAGCCGGGGGCCAAGACGGTCGAGGGCGGGTTCACCACGGAGCTGCCCAACACCGACATCGCCCTACTCATGAAGCACATGTTCGGGTCGGTGGCGACCACCGGTGCGGGGCCGTACGTCCACACGTTCACGCCGGGGGACCTGACCGGTGAGGCGTTGACGATCCAGGTGGGACGTCCCGCTTCGGATGGGACGGTGCATCCGTTCACCTACGCCGGATGCAAGGTCGGCGGGTGGACCATCTCCGCGTCGACCGGGGAGATCGCCACCCTTGAGGCGACCGTCATCGGCATGTCGGAGACGACCGTGGCCGCTCTGGCGCCGGCGTCGTACGACACGTCGTGGGCACCGTTCGTGTTCACCGAAGCATCGTTGACCATCGGCGGCACGTCCGTCGGGACGGTCCGGGACCTCTCCCTTGAGGCGGACAACGTCATCGAAGCGAGGCACCGTCTCGGGTCCGCGTCGTCGAAGCAGCCGTTGGAGATCGGCCTACGTGGCTACACGGGGACGATCACGACCGACTTCGACGACCTGACCCACTACAACCTGTTCGTCAACGGCACCGAGTCTGCGGTGGTGGCCACGTTCACCAACGGTACGGAGATCATCGAGATCACGATGAACGTGCAGTTCACCGGGGAGACCCCGGAGCTGTCCGGCTTCGAGCTGCTGGGGCAGACGTTGCCGTACCGGTGCATCTCGTCGGTGTCGGATGCTGCCGCGATCACCGCGGTGCTTACGAACAGTGAGGTGACGGCGGCCTGATGGCCAAGTTCGGTGAGATCGAGGTTGACGGGTTGAAGGAGTTCCAGCGGACCTCCCGCCGTGCGGTGGACACGGATCTGCCGAAGCGGATGGGGCAGGCGAACAAGTCCATCGGTGCGCTGGTCATCTCCAAGCTGTCTCCCCGTCCCGATCCGGCTGCGGTCGGTGAGGGGGCGGGGGCGACGGTCCGCCCGTCCGCGTCGAAACGCGAAGTGCTGCTGAGGGTCGGTGGGGCGCACCGTGCCGGACACACCCCGTACATGCGGTGGGGGAAACGTGCCGGCCGGGCTATCCGTTCGAAGGCACCTGAGCGTCCCTACATCCGCGAGACGGTGGAACGCAACCGCAAAGAGATCGAGCAGGCGTGGCTTGAGGCCATCTCTCAAGCGATGAAGCCTGCCTTCCACGAAACGGAGCCCTAACCGTGGCCGAAGTGACGTTCGATGTAGACAAGCTCACCCCCCGACTGTTGGGCGAGTTCGCAGAGCAGACCGGTGTCGAGCTGATGTCGCTGGTGGACAAGGCCGGCGAGATCGACATGCAACGGCTCGGTTCCAAGGAGCTTGCCGGCTGTATCTGGCTGGCGATGCGCACCTCGGGCCGGGACGACGCCACGTTCGAGCAGGCGTTGGACACCCCGCTGTCCGCCCTGACGTTCAGTGACGACGAAGAGCCGGACCCTACGCCCGCCAGCGGGCCGAGCTGATCGGCCGGGTCTGCTGGCTGTGTCGCTGCACCCCTGATGAGGCGCGCGACATGACGATGTCCGAGATCAACGCCGTGTTTGCGGCTGAGAGGGAGGCCGCAGATGGCTAAGGGCGGCACCCTCCGAGTCCGCGTGTTGGGCGACACCGGCCCTTTCGAGAAGAAGCTGAAGGGGCTGTCCGGGACGGTCGGCAAGACGTTCGGGACCATCGCCAAGGTCGGCGGTGCGGCGCTGCTTGGTGCGGGTGCTGCCGCGGTGACGGGGGCGTTCAAGGTTGCCGCGTTCGGTGACGAGATCGCGAAGTCTGCCGGGAAGGCCGGCATCGGTGCGGAGCAGTTCCAGGAGCTTAGGTTCGCGTTCGGTCAGGGCGGGGTCGAAGCGGCCACGATGGACACGGCCCTGATGAAGTTCAACAAGCGGCTGGGCGAGTCTGCCACCACCGGGGGGACGGCGGACGAGGCGTTCGAAGCACTCGGGGTCAGTCTCAGGGATGCGTCCGGCAACGTGCGCGACTCCGGCGAGACGTTGGATGAGATCCTGCCGAAGCTTGGCGCTATCGAGTCGGACGCTGAGCGTGCCGCTATCGCCGGTGACCTGTTCGGGCAGCGTGCCGGCCCGGAGCTTGCTGCCGCGTTGGCTGACGGCACCGAGGGCATCGACGCTGCCCGGGAGAAGGCGCAGGAGCTTGGCATCGTCATGGGCGAGGACGCTGCCGAGGCTGCGGAGAAGTTCACCGACCAGTGGGACGACATCAAGCAGTCCACGATGGGGCTGGTCCGTGAGGGACTCATCCCGGTCATGGAGGTGCTGTCCGACAAGATCTTCCCGGCCATCCAGGACGGCATCGGCCGGATGCGTGAACTGTGGGACATCTTCGAGGACGGTCAGGGCATCGTCGGCGGACTGAAGGACGTGTTCTCCGAGCTGTTCTCCGGTGGCGGGGGGCTGTTCTCCGGGCTGATCGACATGGCCAAGGAGGCGTTCGCTAACCTCGTTGAGTGGCTGACCTCGGGCGGTATGGAGACCATCTTCACCGCCATCCTGGAGTCCCGTGAGCGGCTGTTCAACGCCGCGATGCAACTGTTCCCGGTCATCATCGACGCGCTCGTCCAGGTGGTTCCGAAGCTGCTGGAGACCATCACCGGGACGGTCATCCCGCAACTCATCCAGCTTGTGGTAACGCAGGTCCCGAAGCTGCTCGACGCCGCTATGACGCTGTTTCAGGCGCTCATCGACGCGGTGGTCCAGGTGCTTCCACCGCTGCTGGAAACCCTTGCCGGCACGGTTCTCCCCAACGTGCTGACCACGATCCTGGGGATGATCCCTGCGCTTCTGAAAGCAGGCATCGAGGCGTTCACCGCCCTGGTGGACGCGGTCATCGAGATCCTGCCGGACCTGTTGAACACGCTGCTGGGGACCCTGCTTCCTGACGTTCTGAAAGCCATCGTGCGGATGCTTCCCCGGCTGTTGGAGGCTGCCATCGAGGCGTTCATGGCGCTGGTCGATGGGGTCATCGAGGTTCTCCCTGTGCTGCTCCGCACACTGCTGGTCGATGTCCTTCCCGCACTGTTGGATGCGCTGATCGAGATGATCCCGCAACTGCTGACCACGGCGGTTGACGTGTTCATGGCCCTGGTTGATGCGGTCATCGAGGTGTTGCCGGAACTGCTCGGGGTCATCGCTACCGAGGTGATCCCGGCGCTGGTTGAAGCGGTCCTCAAGGCGGTTCCGAAGCTGTTCACGGCGGGTGTCGAAGTCGTCAAGGGGCTGTGGGAGGGCCTGAAGTCGATGGGTCCGTGGCTGATAAGGAAGATCACCGCATGGGCTTTGGATGTGCTCCCTGGACCTATCGCGAAGGTGTTGGGCATCAAGTCGCCTTCCAAGGTGTTCGCCGAGATGGGCCGCAACCTCGGCAAGGGCCTGGTGGTGGGTATCGACGGTTCGCGGCGGATGGTTGAGGCGTCCGCGAAGAAGCTGTCGGAGGCGGCACGGGTGGAGTCCTCCGCCACGCTGTCTTCGATGACGGGGGTGGGGGGTTCCTCGCCGGTTGACTCCCGTCTTGGCGGTCAGGGGTCGCGTCAGGTGATCGTCAACATCCACGGTGACGTCGCCAAGGAACTTGACGAAGAACGGCTGGTCACGCTCCTTCGTCGTGCCGAACTGTTGAGGGGCTGACATGCTCGATGCGCTCACTTGGGTTTCCCCCGACGGAAGCACCATCGAGTTCGCCGACCTGTCCGACGGCATCGGCGTCGAGCCGGGGCTAGAGGGCAGGTTCGCCCCCCCACCGCATATCGTTGCGGACGTCCTGGCGGGGTCGGATGGTTCCCGTGTGCGGAACGTCCGTTACGGGGTGCGCGAGATCGCCATCCCGCTTTCCATCGAGGCCGACTCTCCGGACGACCTGCATACGAGCTTGCGCGATCTGGTGTCGCGACTCGACCCGAAGCGTGGCGTCGGGAAGCTGCGCGCCACGGGGGCCGGGGGCACCACACGGGAGATCGCTTGCCGATACGGCGGCGGGCTTGAGATTGTGGAGGACATCGCGACGTCAGTGACGGGCTGGGCCCGTGCCTCGATAGTGCTGGTTGCTCACGACCCGTTGTGGCAGGACATGTCTCCGACGGTGGAGACGGTCGGCGTCGAGGCCACCGCGTTCCTGTCTCCCGACGCTTCGACGGCCTGGTTCCCGTGGAGCCTGGTGGAGTCTGACGCGGTGGGCGGGTTCACCGTGAACAATGACGGCGACGATGATGCCTGGCCGCAGTGGACCATCCAGGGCCCAGGGGCGGGGCTGTTGAAGCTGTCCAACCTGGCGACCGGCGAGACCATCGAGATTGCGAACGTGTCGATGGTGTCGGGGGAGAAGATCACCATCGACACTAGGCCGGGATACAAGACGGTGACCGGCCCTTCTGGCGAGAACCTGTGGCCGGACCTCTCGGACGGTTCCGACCTGTGGCCGCTGGAGCGTGGCACGCAGACGGTGACGGTGACCCTTGCGGGCGCGGTGGCGGGTGAGAGCAACGTGCGGTTGGAGTGGCGCCGCAAGTGGCTGACCGTATGAGCTGGGACATCTACACCCGTGACGCGGCCCTGGCCCGTACCGGCATCCTGGAGTTCCGACGGCTGACGGTGAACCTGCGGTTCCTGCGTGGGTCACGGTTCGAGCTGGTCGCCCATCAGGACGAAGCGTCCGAGGTGAAGGTAGGGTCCGGGCTGCTGATCGTCCGTGATGGGACGACGGTGCTCTCAGGGATGGTGGTTTCGAAGGACCGCGCCCGTGACGGCGCAGATGACGAGGTCACCCTGCGGGGGGTCGACGATTTGGAGCGCATCGGCTGGCGGATCGTCTACCCGGACCCGGCCGTTGCTGCCGATGGTGCGCAGCCGGCCTACGACCTGCGCACCGCTGTCGCTGAGGACGTCATCCGCGATTACGTCCGCCTGAACGCTGGGCCGGATGCGTTGAGCGATGGCACGGAGGACCGCCGCATCCCCGGGCTGACGGTCGCTGCTTCGTCTTCTCTGGGGTCCACGGTGGATGGGCGCGGCCGGTGGCAGCCGCTGGTCGAGTATTGCGCCAAGTTGGCCGAGCGTGGCGGGGTCGGGTTCCGTGCGGTGCAGGATCTGGGGACCTCGCAGATCACGTTCAGTGTGTACGAGCCGCAGGACCGTCCCGGTGTCCGATTCGATGTGGACCGGGTGCGCTCAAGTGGCTCGTTGAAGGGGTACAGCTACCGGCTGACCATCCCTGAGGTGACTCATGCGATCGCGGGTGGGCGCGGCGAGCTGGAGGCCCGCACCATTCGGCAGGGTGCGGACGGGGTTTCGACGTGGGGCCGTATCGAACTGTTCCTGGATCAGAACAACGCGGGGGACCCGAACGTCCCAGGGTCCGAAGCTGGCGACCTGGATGACGCTATCGACGACGCGCTTCGGGAGTCTGCTGCTGCCGTTGATGTGGATATCGAGCCGGTGGATATCGAGCCGGTCCGGTGGGGTCGCGACTACACGCTCGGCGACCGGGTGAAGGTCCGTATCGAGGGCGAGACGGTGTGGCGCCAGGTTCGTGAGGTTGAAGCGACGGTCGACGCGGATGGCGAGGTTGCGGCCCCCAAGCTGGGTGACGCGTCACGTCGGGCGCAGCTGAAGTTGCTGGCACGTCTTGGAGAACTCGAACGTCGCGTGAGCGAGAGAGGCAGGAGCTGATCGTGGCAGAGACCTCATGGCCCTATGCGGCCGACAGTGTGCAGGAGCCCGAGTGGATGTCGATGTCGCGCCTGTGGCGACGTTCCGGGGTCATCGACGCCGTAGACAACGAGCTTGCGGTCACTGCGGTGACGGGTGAGCTGAAGGTGTCGGTCGCGACCGGGGAAGCCTGGTTGGACGGCTTCTACTATTCGAACGATGCGGCGGCGACGCTGAACCTTGCGACCGCCGACCTGAACGACCCGCGGATCGATGTGGTCGTGGTTCGCTCGGACCGGACGGCAGGGGCGGCGACACTCCAGGTGCTCGAGGGCATCCCGGCGGTGTCTCCGGTTGCGCCGACGGTGACACAGGACCATGAAGGGGCGGACGTCTACGAGGTCGCGTTGGCCGAGGTGCTGGTTGCGGCTGCGGCAGGCAACGTGGACGGGCAGGTCACCGACGTGCGGACGCTGTCGCTGACCCCGGGAGATGTGCTCGGGGACCTGGCCGACGTGGACGACACCGGGGGGGTGTCGGGGGATGCGCTGGTCAAGCAGCCGGATGGCAGCTGGGCTCCAGGCACGATCGACACCGACTCGCTGCGTACCGAGTATCTGGAACTTGCGGCCCAGTCGAACCTGCGGCTGTGGCAGCTCGAGGCGGACGTGATCGCCGAGACGGAGGGGTTCACCGGCTGGCAGGGGGAGGCGTTCCTGACCAACCAGAACGAGGTCGAGTCGGTCGTGGGCGACATCGACGTCTCTCGGGCAGCACGGCTCGGCGGGGGCGGGGTGACGATCGCGGCATCGCCGATCATCGGGCTGTCTCCGG